CTGGTATGCAGAGCTGACCGCTTATGCCGTGCTGAAAGGCTACAGGCAGGGCTGGGCTCATTACAAGTTCCAAGAGAAGTTTAAGGTAGCACCGAAAGGAATAGAACGTCGCTGCGCCAAGAACGTCTCTCTGGAAGTCAGGAACTGGATAAAATCAAGGAACATAGCGAATGCACATAGACGAGCTGGCTAATCTCTGCGACAAGCCTCGCAAGACCCGTAAAGGCTGGGACGTATGCTGCCCAGTACATGGCGAGACAAATCCAAGCATGGGCCTAACAATCGGCCGCAATGGAGACATCATTGCAAACTGCTTTGCGTGTGGCGCTAACGGCATGGCTCTCGCTGAAGCACTAGGAATCAATAAGTCAGAGCTCTTTGCCAAGACCCTTGAGAGAACTCAAGACAAAAACTGGAAACTCAACTCAACTCGTGACGCAGATGATTGGTTTATAGTTATACACGAGAGCGCTCTAAAACGCGGCGAGAAGCCACGTTACGATGATCTGATTGAATATAAGCGAGCGATGGCTAGAAGGGCTCAGAGAACCGCTATGGGGCTAGAACAGACAATAATAGACGTGGGATTAGAAGCATGATCGACAACACAGTAACAAAGAAAAAGCAGCGGGCCATTCTGGACGAGCACGTTGCAACTTACTTAGCCAATGGCGGCAAGATAACAGTAGTGCCCTCACAGACCTTTGGGATTGGTTACAACGACGCAGTAATTAGCCGCAAGGTTGATGGCCACGTCTTGCAAATATCCTTATCTAAAAAGAATAAGGCTGAATAGCGTGAGTAGGCCGCTGTACGAGAATGACGCAACCAAGGCTAAAGAGAAAGCATTGGGCGACATCGTCTGCGCCAAGTGGAAGTGCGAGCTACAGAAAGTCTCTATCAAGTACCATGTGGACTGTTTAGCACTCAGAGAGGGCGAGGCTATGGCATGGGTTGAATTGCGCTGCCGCAATAATCATGTGTTACAATACCCTACACTTATGATTTCGCTGGCAAAAGTTCAGGGAGCTAAGAGATTACAGGAGGACACTGGCCTACCTGTGTTTCTAGTCGTTGAATGGAATGACAGCGTAATGTTTACTAACCTTGGCCAATGCGACTTTACGCTTGGCTTTGGCGGCAGGAACGAAATTAGGGACTGGCAGGATCAGGAGCCGGTCTGTCATATACCCATTGAACAGTTTCAGGAGTTCAGGCAGTGAGTGACGATAAGCCAGTACACGGCAGCACACGCGTCTTTACTAGCGAAGAGATTAAGGAATGTTTTGATCTTGCGCCTTCATTAACCAAGCAGCAGCTTGCTGATTATTTTGGCTGTTGTTTCAATACGTTAAACCGCGCAATGGAAAGGCAGCCAGAATTTGGTGAAGCCTACAGGAAGGGCAAGGCACTGGCGATTGCTCAGATGGCAGGCTCGCTTCAGATGAAGGGCTTGGAGGGTGACGTTAACGCAGCTAAGTTCTGGTTATCTCATCAAGCCGGCTGGACCGAAACAAAGCGCACAGAGGTCACCGGTAGGGACGGCGATCCCATTGAGGTTGATATGCATTGGACTGTTGAGGTGGTTGAATGAGCACCAGTCCGTGGGAAGGCGGCAAGGGCTCACGGCCTCGCAAATACAACGTGAGCAAGTATTTGGACAACTACGAGAGGATATTCGGCAATGCCACTAAAAAAGGGTTACAGCAAGAAGACGATCAGCCAGAACATTCGGACAGAGCGAGCAGCGGGGAAGCCACAGGATCAAGCAGTGGCGATAGCGCTGAGCACAGCTGAGCGAGCTAAGAAGAAAAAGAAAAAGGCGAGGTTTGAATAATGAAGATTCGCTCAGACGGAGAGAAAATTAGTGATCTTCAAGTTAGATTGAGCAGGCTAGAAGACAGCACTAGATACGAGCTAGATTCTGATGAGGCCATGATATGCAAATTGATAGGCCGCTTAGATGAATTAGAAAGCTCACTTGATGAGATTCGTTCGATCATAGAAAAGCAATAAAATGCCTAAAATGCAGATTCCCAAGAAGCTCCAGCCGTTCCTGAAACCTAAGCGCATAAAATGTGCTGTGGGCGGGAGGGGAAGTGGAAAGAGCATGAGCTTCGCTGACTTGTGTCTGATGGACGCGATGACAAAGGGGACCAAGACTCTTTGCTTCCGTGAGTTTCAAAACAGCATAGACGACTCTGTACTGAGCATCCTGAGGTCTGAGATTGAGCGGCTAGATCTCAAAGGCTTTGAGGTACAGAAATCTCAGATCTTGTATAACGACGAGCCGGTATTCCGCTTCAAGGGAATGGCTCGGGACCCAGAGGCCATTAAAAGTGCGCACGGCTTCCAGCGCTTCTGGGTGGAGGAAGCTCAGACTATCTCCTTCGATTCTCTCAAAGCTCTGACGCCTACACTGCGCGAGGAAGGATCAGAGCTCTGGTTCTCAGCCAACCCAAGGTCATCGCTAGACGCATTCAGCCAGCGCTTCATAAAGCCGTTTGAGAAGGAGCTACTGCGCGACGGTTTCTACGAGGACGAAGACCACCTGATTGTCATGATCAACATTGAGGACAACCCACTAGCGCCTGATGTACTGAAGCGCGAGATGGAGGGCGACAAAGAGCGGATGAGCCCTGCCCTGTTTGATCATGTATGGCGAGGTCATTTCCTAGATGACGTTGAAGACAGCATCATCCCAGCAGAGTGGTTCGATGCAGCGATTGATGCTCACGTTAAGCTAGGCTTTGAGGGCACCGGCGCAATTATCGCCTCACACGACCCCTCAGATGAGGGCGGTGATTCCAAAGGGTTCGCCCTCCGGAAAGGCTCGGTGGTCTTAGACATCTGCGAGAAGGTCACTGGCGACGTAGCCGAGGGCATGGACTGGGCGCTGCGTAAGGCTCGTGAGGCTCAGGCTGATTGGTTCGTATGGGATTGCGACGGCATGGGCATAGCGCTCAAGCGGCAGGTGGATCAGGAGCTTGAGTCAACCAAGATGCAAAAACACCAGTTCCGTGGCTCCGAGTCTCCTGATGACCCGATGGTGCCTTACAGTGGATCAGACTCTAAGACTAACCGCGATACGTTCCTGAACAAGCGAGCCCAGTATTGGTGGAAGCTACGGGACCGATTCGAGGCAACATACAGAGCGGTAACCAAAGGCGAGTACCTTGACCCAGAGAATCTCATCTCTCTGTCGTCAGATATTCCTGTATTACAGCAGTTAAGATCAGAAGTCTGCCGTATACCGCAAAAACGCTCAAATAATGGTAAAATAGCGATAATGACAAAACTGGACATGGCAAAGAAGTATCAGCTGCCCAGCCCTAACATGGGCGACGCGCTGATGATGGCTATGTTTTCACCTAAAGCGGCCGCTAAGCAAGTGGCCAAAATCAATTTTGCAGGCTGGAACTAAGCTATGGCTACTTACGAGAATGGTTACGAGGAGAAGGAAGAATCGGCCGAGTACACAGAGGATGATTTGGCGTACAAGGATAAATACGACGATCACCAGAGTGTGCTTAATTTGCTGAGCTCTTGCCAAGAAGCTGATCACGATAACCGTGAAAACGCTCGTGAGGCCCATTTGTTCATAGACAAAAGGGACGGTCAGTGGGAAGCGTACTGGTACAATACAAACCAAGGCAAGCCACGTTACACGTTCGATAACGTCAACCCAATTATTGATCAGATTGCGTCTGAGATTGAGCAGGCTGACTATGACATCAGGGTTACTCCAGCCGGCGGCAACGCTACAAAAAGCGTAGCTGCAACCTACGACGGCATCATACGCAATATTGAGAATATCTCTAACGCTAAGCAGATTTACTCTCAGGCAGCCCGTGGAATGGTGACTGGCGGCTTTGACGCATGGCGTGTCTGCCACAAGTATGCAGATGACAACTCTTTCGATCAGGACATTATGATCGAGAAGATTGCTAACCCGCTTGACCGAGTATGGTTTGACCCAGCAGCAGAGAAACAAGATAAGAGCGACTCTCGCTACGCATTTGTGCTTCACCCTATGGCTGTTGATGAGTATGAAAGCCGGTGGCCAGAGGGCTCTGGAGAATCTGTCTCAGATGACCGCGAGGGTGACGCATACTACGACAAGGCTGAGGTTGTTGTTGTAGGTGAGTTCCTTTATGTGGAGTCAGAGGACCGCGAACTCGTCATGATGAGCAACGGCCAGACTCACGAGGTGACAGAAGACTTTGACAAGATAGTCGATGATTTGATGGCTATCGGAGTTACCGAGGTTAGGCGTCGTACACGAAAAGTTCACAAGGTTTGCTCGCGCTACTTTGATGGAAAGGACTGGTTAGAAGACGACAAAGACACGGTATTCAATCGCATTCCGATTATTCCTGTTTACGGCAATTTTAAGATCTTCGAAAACAAGACAATCTACTGGGGTGTTGTTGAGAAACTGTTAGATCCGCAGCGTGTACTAAACTATGCAATGAGCCGCGAGATTGAAGAGGGCGCACTAGCACCACGCGCTAAGTATTGGATGACTCCAGCTCAGGCGGCCGGTCACGAAGACACAATCCGCACACTGAACACCAACAGCGATCCTGTCCAGTTCTTTAACCCTGACCCAGAGTTCCCACAGGTTCCGCAACAGAATGGTGGGGCTCAAATCAATGCAGGTCTGAGGACTGTTGCTCAGGCTATGCAGGGCATGATCAACGCTACCGCTGGTATGTTTGCCGCAAACATGGGGAACAACCCTAACGCGCAATCAGGCGTGGCTATACGCCAGCTGCAAGACAAAGGCGATAACGGCACCTTCAAATACACCCGTGCGCTAGAGATTGCTATCGGCGCTACTGGCCAGCTGATTAAGGATGCGATACCAAAAGTATACGACACTGAAAGGACAATCCGCGTCCTAAAAGAAGACGAAACCTATGATATGGCCGACATCAACCAGAAGGTCATAGACAACGCCACAGGAGAGATAGTAGTTGTCAACGATCTTTCTGTGGGTACTTACGACGTAATCTGTAAGGCCGGTCCTAGCTTCCGTAATCGCCAGCAAGAAACTATTGAAGCGATAACCAATCTCGCACAGATAGACCCTACACTGATGCAGATTGCCGGCGATCTATTGCTACAGAACGTAGCAACTCCTGCGGCTAGCCAAATAGCTGAGCGCAAGCGAGCTCAGATGCTACAGCAAGGCTTGATCCCGCAGTCGCAAATGACAGAAGAAGAGCTACAACAGATACAACAAGCTCAGATGGCCGCACAGGGCCAGCAGCAGCCTGACGCAGCAATGGTTCTAGCGCAAGCTGAGCAGATGAAGGCTCAAGCAGAAATGATGAGAGCACAGATCGAGCAGGCTAAGCTGCAAAATGACCAATTGAAGCTACAGATCGAGGCTCAGAAACTACAAACGCAAATGGCTAATGATCAAGCTGACAATCAGATCGACGCATTCAACGCAGAAACTAAGCGCATGGAAACGCAGGTCAAAGCACAGCAGGCCGGCGCTACAATTGAGAAAACCACCGCCGAGGCAATGGGTGAGCAGTTAGACAATCAGAAGAAAATGGCCGACATGATAGATGAGCAGCAGCGCAAAATGCAGTTAGCTACTTTGTCTGATTTTGATCTAGCGAGGATTGCAGCCGGTGCCACTTCCATTAGCTAAAGAGCAACAACTAGACCAGCTACTTGCAATTAGGGAGCTGGAGAAAAGAGGCCGAGGCGACGCAGCCAGAGAGATTCAGGAAAGCGGGAAGATCCCTGATGATCTTGAATACGGCGAGTTCGTCAAGGCCGCTAGGGCTACCTATGGACCCGCTGCATTCTACGCTGCTGGTAGCAAGGACATTCTGCCTTACGTCTACGATTACCTAAAAGAAACGTCAATCGAGGATATAGGCGAGGATGTTTACGAGTTTGGCGCAGGCGTTGCTCAGGACATCAAAGAGAACCCACTTAGAACAGCACTAGACTTTGTGCCTTACATCGGCGCGATTGCTGGCGGCGGCGAGTCTTTTATTCTTGCTGAGCAAACACGCAAAGCAGCTGAAAGAGCCAAGGAAGCCGGAGACACTAAAGAATACAAAAAGCTTAGAGCATTAGCTGCATCGATGATGACAGGTGCTCTAATGCCTGCATTCGGCCGGCGCGGTCCAGACAAAATGGATGTTATCCAAAGAAGTGACCGCTACAAAGATGTGCCTCCTGAAAAGATGACTCGTGAAATGCAAGTGGAAGCCGCAATGGACACGGTTAATCTTGCGCTTGAGTCAGACATAGATAATTTTGTTCCATTAGCTGGAGCGCCTGCATTAGGTGGCCCAATGTCGCCACAGGGTGCGGCTGATAGAAATGTTAGGTTTGGCATATTTTCAGCTGAGCTTGGAAACTTAACGCCAGAAGAGAATACAGAAAGAACTCGCCAGATGGCCCGCGAGCTGATGCTAGAGTTTGGCCCTGAAAGAGTGTCTATGGTTAAAGGGGTTTATGGCAGTCCTGAGCGATCTTTTATTGTTGAGGATATTGACCCAATTAAGGCGCGTGATTACGGCGACAGATACGATCAGGAGTCTGTATTTACCGATAGGGGCTTGATCTACAGTAGAGGCAGCGAAGAGGGGTTATACGGGCAAGGAGTCCCTATAAAGCCTCAAATAGACTCTATGGGCCGTCCAGACTATCGAGCAATCATTGATCCTAATTCAACAAATTTCTTCACGGATGCAGTTACAGCTAGAGGCAAGCCGATCAGGTTCAGATTTGACCTTGATGAAAACGAAATGTTTACGTTGCCTACAGGACCGCTAACGCCAGCATCTGCGCGTGGGGTGCACTTTAGTAGGCAGCCTAACCTGACCACTGTTGACCCAGTCAAGTACGGTACAGCAGCAGGTGGCGAAGAAAGGATGAGGATCACCCAAGGTGGCGCACCTTATCGCAGCTATTTTTACACTCCGTCTAGTGCCGAAACCGATGTTAGAGCTGAAGCAGTAGTTCCGAAGGATTACAGGTATAGGACTGCACTAACTGATCTATATGATGTCCCAACTGATCCAGAAGGGCTTAGAACTTTATCCAAGGGCCCTACCGATCTAGAACAGATGGCAATGTCACGCGGCTACAGAGGGCTTCTCACGGATAATATGGCAGACCCAAGTCAGGGCAGGTCTGGTAGCGCTTTAAGCTTTTACAGGCAGCCTGTGACCAGTCTAGACACTGCATCGCAACTAGGTGGTATACCGCCAACTCCAGACCCTAAATACATTCAAGAAAAGCCAGCTATCCAATCGCTTGGAGGTGATTTAAATATAGATCCGAGAATGTTTAATGCTGGCTCTGGAAGTAATTCAGGTGTTGGTAGATCTAGAGAT